TGATCGGTTCCATCAGCGTCTTTAACTTCGGCCTCTATACCGTCAATAGTAATTATGTCGCCGTCTTTTAAATTATCTGCGTTATATGCATCATTGAGCGTGTCAAAAGTTTTGTTTGGTTCTTGTGCTGCTGGTTGTGTTGGTTCACGATTTGGTTCTTGACTACCTCTAGTTCCATCATCTGGGCCTGCGGTTGATTCTGGATCTGCATCTGGTGAAGTCTGTGGTCTAAGTTCATCCGCAGTTCCTGTTGCCGGTACCGGTTGTTCTAATGCAGCAATATCTTCTGGAGTTAACGGTTCGCCTATTATTCCTTTATCTAACCCACGCTTTTCTAATTCTGCTTGAATTTCAGCTGTAATTTTTGGAGTATCATCTGCTGGTCGATTGTTAGGTCTTGTTGTTGGTCCTGTTGATTCTGGATCTGCATCTGGATTTTCTTTATCCCAAGCTTCTTGATCTGATTTTAATTCAGCTAATCCTCTATCTAAACGTGCCTGCGCACCTACAAAGCCTGCGTCAACTTGTTGCCTTGCATTTATAATACCATAAGGATCACCCTCATCATTCTCAGTTGGTCTCGGAGTAGTGTCACTATTAGCCTTAGTACCTGCTTGCGCATCTGTTCCTGTTTGTGCTGTATCTGTTGCAGAAAGTTCGTCTTGTGCTGCAACTGCTGCTTTCTCTATATTTGCTTCAACCTCTGGAGTCACGTCACCTAAGAGATTGTCAACAGCGGCATTAACAGATTCGTCATCTAGGCCTGCTAGACCTTTAACCCAATCAACAAATCCCTCTTCTAGTTTTTCACTTTTTCTTACTTCCACCTCAGTGTACAAATTAGTTAAATTAATAAATTTCTTTATGTCGTCGTTCATTTTGTTTTACCTGACGAAACGCTTTCTATAGGATCGATAGTACGTTCTTTGCGAGCTGTTTCTAATTCTTTTAGTAAGTTCATTACGTGTCCATCACCTACTGATTCCTGTGCGCTTTCGCCGCCCATATCTTCAGTATTTAATAATGATTCATATGCCTTATTGTCTTCTATTGCATCTTGTTCTGTTTGCTTATCAACTGGATCTTCGTCTCCACGTACAATAAGATGTCCTTGTTCTGCGCAACAACTTAGTTCTTGGGCAAGCACTTGGCTAGTTGTAGGATATTTTACTTCTATTTCGTAATGTGTAACTTCCATATTTTGCAATGATGGGAAATCCATAGGCTTTTGACTAATTGGAGTTGTTTTTCCTGCACTAACATTTAACACTTCGTATCGTGATAAGATAGCTTTCATATTGTCTGCAAATTTCTCTGGAAGTTCTCCAGCAACTCGTACTTTAAATTTGTAAGTTTTTGTAGACTCTGTTAAAAATTCATTAAATGTTTTCATATTACGGTTCCCTGTTACTGTTATTTATCCATGTTTTTAAGTTTTTCAATTAAACTATTACGATCTGTTACTACATACCCATCACCGTTTACTATATTGCCATCTGGATTTGAATTTGCTTTTTGGTCAATTGCTTGTTTTTTAAGTTGTAGCTCAACCATTTTTAGTTTGTTATTAATTTTTGCAACTTTGGCATCTAATCCTGTTTTAAGCATGCCGCCGGCAACCTCAAAAACTCTACTAGCATATCGACTTTCGACATTCATTCCTAAGTCCATTAAATCATCATATGATGCTAACGCTTTATCAGCGATTTCATTTAGCTCATTATCTGCTAAATTCCCTAACCCTTTTACTCTAGGTAATGCACTTGCAATTTTATCAAACTCGGCAATATCGCGCATAGTTTCGCGTGATTCTATTGCAACACTTTCTGCCTTTGTTTTCTTTTGTTCTACTTTTGCATCATCAACTATTTCTTTCGAATCAGGTAAATTTAAAAGTTCTTCTAATTTTTTAGTCATTATGATCTTCCATTAACTGCTTATATTATTTATACTATAAACACCGGCATTAGAAATTATATCCTAAGTCATTGATATCATTGATATATTTTTGTGCTATAATATTTTTAGTTTTATTTGTATAATACGATTGATAATCGCGCTGTCTATTAGAAGCATTTAACGTTTTTAAAGATACAAAGCAATTAAATGTTTGCTGTATTTTAATAAAGTCTGATTCTATGTTTTCTAGTCTTAGAATAAAGTCAACTCCTTGTATCAATTCAGTTTGTAGTGGCGGTGTGCTAGTTTCTACAAAGTACTCAAATCCTTTGTTCCATTCGTCTATAGCATGCTGATTACGATCGTTTGCCCACTTACCTTTATTTTTAAATTCATTTGATAATCTGCGCAATGCACGGTCTCTTTTAAAAAAGTACCAGCTTACTATATAGTCCCAGGGATTTCTAACAACAGCAAAACTAAAACTAATAGGTAAGTTATCTCGCTGTTGTATTTTATCTAATGACCAATGCTTTGCAGATTTTACAGGTACGCTATCAGTATTATTTACAAGCCATTGTTGTATACTTGTTCCGCCTGTTTTTGGAACGTGTACAAATAGAGCTCTCGAAGAGGCACTGTAAACTGCCATTATCGATTGCCGCTATGGAAAATATCGTGTTCAGTTACAATTCGAAATTTAATTTTATTTTGTTTACAGTATGCATTAGCAGCTTCGAATTTAGCTTGATTAACAACTGCATGTAATTGATTATGTCTGCTGCGGCCTGCTTCTTTTAAACTAGTTTGATTTGATGGCTTTACTTCAATAAGTTCTACTAACTGTTTGCCGTTTTTGTCAGCATATGCAATAAAGAAATCAGGTACATATATAGTATGCTTGCCAGTTAGTGGATTACGATACGGAATACGAATTGCTTCACTTGCCCACTGTGTAACGTTTGCGTTTTCGTCACAGAATTTCATAAATGCAAACTCCCAGCCTGATCGATATGTTGGAACTTTGCCGCCTATGTACTTTCCTGGATTTTTAGGATTAAATTTGCCCTGCGCATACCTAGACATATTTACACTACTACATTACGTTTTTCTAAAGTATTTACTGTAGAGGTATTTCTAAATCCTAGTACACTAGAGTTTAATCTATTATAATTTAATACTTCTGCTACTACTGCACTTAGTTTTGCTTCGTCAAAACCTTTAAGTGTGTCTAATAAAACAAATACTTTAATGTCATCAAGTTTTGCTTGTTGTAATAAGATTGTTCCAGTGCTAATAGCTGCTGCTTTTTCAAATCCTCTTTTTTCAAAAAATCCAATAACTGCATCAACTTCATTAGATGCAAATGATAATTTTTCAGTAAAGTACTTGTTAAAAAAATTCGTAACACCTTTGTCATTTGTCATTACCGGAGTTGGTAAACTACTATTATTCATTTATCGTATTCCTAACTGTTCGTCTAATTTTGCCATCTCTGCTGCATTATTTTTAATTGCTTGGTAGTTTGCTTTAGCTTGAGCTGCTGTTGCGCCAGTTCTAGATTGGTATTCTTTGATTGACTGACGTTGTCTTGCACTATCCAATGCTGCTGGATTATTTCCTAAATTTCTAGTAGCACTAGTTACTGCTGACACAATGCCAACACCGGCTGCTGCTATTAGTAAATCTTTGCTTCCGCCGTTCCCACCGTTTTTTGGAAAAAATGTTTGGGCAACTCCGCCTACGTTAATACCAGTTGCCTGGCCTAATGCACTAGTAAGTATATTAAATCCTTCTTGTCTAATACCTTCTTTAGACAAGCTTCTAACATTGCCTATTAATTGCGCTCCTTGTAGTATAGTAAGGAGTGGATTGTTGTATGCTTCGCCACTAGCAATAAATTCATAAAGGTCTAATGCTCCGCCAATTGTTCCGCCTAATCCTAATTTTCCGCCGCCCTCTAATGATATCGGACTTGGCATTTTATCGTAGTGGTCTTGTCCGAAGCCTATCGGTTCGCCATTTGCTCCTATTGTAATACTACTTTGATTATAAAACACTGCTTCATATGCAATTTGGATACTATTAGCCATAGTTCCTGCACCGTCACTATTGTCGTGATTATCATGACTCCAATTAGTTAAAATTGGATTTACTAAGGTATATGTAGTATATTCACCTCTTGATAGTGTACTTATTTTGATACTCTTAAAAAACGGAACACCAGAGTTATTTACATCCATACCAAATTTGTAATTATTGCGAGATGATCCTTCATATGTGCTGTGCGGAACAACTGCATATGCACGACCGTTATCTTTCTGTTGATTTCCGTCTGCAAAATAATATCTATAATATGCCTGCAATAGTGCAGTAGTAATACCTTCGTTGTCATCGTGTAAATCAATATCAACAGGATCGTAACTAATTGATGTTTGTACATTTTTTACTCTATTGTACTTTTTCTTTGTTTCTACATTAGCTGTAAAGCTAGGCAAGTCTGCACGTTTTACTAACATGCCTATTTCGTTTAGTGTTGATCCGCTGAATAACTTAGGAGCAATCTGTTGTGCTTCATCTGATATTTCAAAGTTAACATGAAAAAGAAATTTTGATTTTGGCGCAAGGGCCATATCTCTATCGACATACAGCCGTGCGGCGTGTTGCCAATCGGCCATATTACCTTTTGGATTTAATAAACCGCTAGATACGTTATCTAATAAACTATTGAACTTACTTGCCATACTAATATTTATCTTTTACAATTAAGTACTAACATAAAGATAAAAGGAGCCGAAGCTCCTTTTATTAGTTAGACTAAATGACCAGTGCTGCTATTATGCGCCGCCGCCTGTTACTGATGTTCCAGTTGAACGTCCAATAGCTGTTCCAATACCTGTACCTTGCGGTGATTGGATAGCATTATCATAACGAATGTTAAGCGTAACACTCACTGGATCAGTTGAGTTAGAATATGCTAAACTATTATAGTTAGCACTTTCACAATAACAACCATACAGTTCGAATGTTTCAAGTACGTTTGGTACATTTGCGCCGTTGCCGCCGTCTAAGATTTCAATACGTGTAACGAATTTATAATCTTGTCCACTTGCTGCACTTGATTGCTCGTAGAAGTCAAATTGTTTCTGTAACTGTTCTCCTACAAGTTTTTGCACATTGTTGTTTACATCTTCACGTAAGTTAAGTACGATCGGTTCCCAAGTATGCTTACCAGCTAGGTAAACTCTTGAGTTGTATACATCAATAGTCATTTGTTCAAAACTTACATTTGGACGAGTTACGTCAATAACTTGTTTTGTAAGTTCTGTAGTCGGTGTTGATACACCAAAGTTTTCCAGTGACACTCGAAAGCGATACTGTAACTTTGGCATTAACAGTCCCTGGTTACTAGCGGAATCACCGCTAGCTAGGGGAACTGTAATTTTACTTAATGTTGAAATAGCCATTTAGTCTGCTCCTGTTCTAATAGTATTTATCGTTTAAAGTCCGGCAATTTCACCGGTGTTTTTCAAACGTAGTGGAATGTAAATAAACTCAACTGCTTTGACAGGTTCAATTGCTATATCTAAGTATAGTTCATTTCTGTCAATTCTACTTGGTGTATTATTTGTTTCGTCACATACAACTAGGTAATCATAAAGACCTCTTTGACCAACTAATTCAAGTAGCAAACTTTCTGCTGCTTGTTTAATCTCGTTACGTGTGATTGTGTCGTTAGGTTCAAAGATGTAAGGTTTAGCAAGTGTGTTTAGCTGACTACGTAAGTAGATAGTTAAACGTGCTACGTTAATACGATCTAATGCACTTGCGCCTCTTGCACGAGTTTTTTGTCCAAAGTTAACAAGTCCAGCACCACTAATAAACGTTATTGGGTTTATGTTGTTACTGTACAATGTATCACGTTGACCTTCGTTAAGTGATACACTTACAAATTCGCCTTCGTTATTAATATAACC